CTTCCACACGGACAGCAAAGCCATCTGGACGGCGCTGTATCCCACCATCACCCGCCGCCCTGACCTGAAAATCCGCATCACCAGCACCCCCAACGGCAAGTCCAACAAGTTCTATGACATCTGGGATGGACGCGATGAAAAGCTTAGCGGCAAGACCGTGTGGAGTCGTCATCGCACTGACATCTACGAAGCCGTTGAAGAAGGGTTACCCGTCGACATCGACGAACTGCGACTCGGCTTGGGGGACGAACTGGCGTGGCAGCAAGAGTACGAATTATCGTTCTTGGAAGAGAACACCGCCTATCTACCCTATGACCTGATTGCCAGTTGCGAGTCGTCGTACGCCTACACAGCGTGCGACATCAGCAAGTTAGAGCACCACACCTACCTTGGCGTTGACATCGGGCGCAAGCACGATTTGACGGTCTTTTGGTTGTTGGAGCGTGTGGGAGATGTGGTCTGGACACGGGCAGTCGAAGAACATCGAAACCTGCCATTCGCCCAACAACGGGACATGCTCTATGATCTGCTCTATTGGGTTGATCGGGCGTGCATTGACGCCACGGGCATTGGCATGCAGCTTGCTGAAGAAGCTCGAGAAAAATGGGGTTGGAAAGTCGAACCTGTGACGTTTACCAACCAAACCAAAGCAAACATGGCCACCACCATGCGACGGGCATTTGAAGACAAGCGTGTGCGCATTCCAGTAGACCGCACCATCCGCAGCGACCTACACAGCGTGCAGCGAACCGTCACCGCAGCGGGCAACATCCGCTACGAAGGCGAGCGCACCGAAGGTGGTCACGCGGATAGATTCTGGGCGCTGGCATTGGCGCTACAAGCCGCATCTGACCCCAACTACGGGGCGTATCACAGCACCCGCAAGCGGGTTGGTACGGGGCGGCAGTTGAGTGGCGAGAGGGGGAGATTCGGCGTTGTCATCTTTTAACGTCTACTACAACGAAAACAACCCCAAGAAAGCGGCGATACTGCGCCAACTTATGGCAGATGGGCACATTAGCAAGGGAGATGTTGATGAGCGAAGCATCCACGACGTGCAACCAAACGACCTCAACGGATACGAACGCTGCCACTTTTTCGCAGGTGTCGGGCTGTGGGACTTTGCTCTCACGCTCGCAGGATGGTCGCAAGGTATTCCCGTTTGGACAGGCTCCTGCCCTTGCCAACCATTTAGCTCCGCAGGCAAACAGCGAGCTCAAAAAGATAGCCGACACCTATGGCCTGAATGGTATCGCCTCATCAGCGAGTGTCGCCCTTCAGTTGTCTTTGGAGAGCAGGTTAGCGCAGCGATTAAATGGGGCTGGCTTGACGATGTTTGTGAGGGGTTGGAGGCGCAAAGCTACGCCGTCGGGGCGTCTGTTATCCCAGCTTGCGCCGTCGGTGCGCCCCATAGACGCGAGCGACTTTGGTTTGTGGCCGACAACGCAGGCGAGGGATTGGGAAGGCGCTCAGGGGAGATTCTACAAAGAAGGCATCGTGAGCGACCTACCGAGTGCCGCACTATGGGCAACTCCCAACACAATGGACGGGATGAAAGAACGCAGCTACGAAGCCATGAAGCGGCAAGCCACAAACGGGGGGCGCAAAGGGCGCACTCACCCGGGGAATCTGAGAGAACAAGTCAGTCCGTTGATGTGCCAAGCCTACCAAGAGGCGATGATGGAAAACAGCAAAACGCCGCCCGCGCTATGGGCAACACCAACAGCCAACGACTACAAGGGGAGCGGCCCCACAGTAATCCGCAAAGACGGCAAAGACCGCACTTGGGACAGGCTGGACTACGCAACGGAGCAGGGCATTGGGCAAACTCAGAGTGGCTCATCTGTCCAGACGGAAAAGCGAGACTCGTTGAACCCAGCATTCCCTTGTTGGCTCATGGGCATCCCGCAAGAGTGGCTATCATCCATGCGGCAGGCGATGCAATCGTCCCGCAAGTAGCTGCTGAGTTTATTGGTGCGTTTTTGGAGGCTGTAGATGCTTAGAAGCCAACTAAGGAAGCAACGCACGCCTCTTAGTACTCGAGTCCTAACCAACTGGACACCTCAAGCCGTCCGCAGTGCGCTGTATTCGCTTCAGCTTGGCAAGTTTGATCGAGCAGCCTACCTGTTCGACGCACTTGTTGGCGATGATAGGGCGTCTGCCGTCTTGTCCACTCGCATCAATGGCATCCTTGGCTGCCCACTCGAATTTGAACCCGCCACCGAAAAACGCGACGCCAAACGGGCAGCAAAGCTTCTAGAAGAAGACTTCTGGGACATCTGCCCAGAAAACCAGATAGACGCCCTGCTGACCTATGGTCGTGGGCTTGGTGTTGCCCTTGCTGAACTGCGTTGGCAACGCCAAAACGGCAGGCTGATACCGTCGCTGTACGTGTGGCACCCTTCGCATCTTCGCTACGAAGACACCCTCGACCGTTGGTCTGTGCTCACTGCTGACGGCGAAGAAGTCATCGAGCCTGGCAATGGCAAGTGGGCGTTGTACCTGCCCTATGGAATCAACTTCGCCAGCGCCAGAACGCTACTTCGTTCGCTAGCCATTCCTTGGTTGGCAAAAAGCTACGCCGTGTCTGACTGGGCGCGGCATTCAGAAAAGCTTGCTGGCATCATCAAGGGCAAAACGCCCCCCGTACCTGACCCGCTTCAAGAGCAAGAGTTCCTACGTGACCTGGACAACCTTGGCGCGTCTGGCATTGTACGTGTCCCTGAAGGTTGGGACGTCGAACTGCTGTCGGCAGCAAGTGAAAGCCATGCAGCGTTTGAACAGCTCATCAATTGGGCAGACACCGCCATGAGCATCGCGGTGCTTGGGCAAAACCTGAGCACTGAAGTTTCTGGCGGCAGTCTAGCGGCAGCCAAAGCGCACGAAATGGTGCGCCAAGACTACAAAGAAGCCGACTCTGAAAGCCTGAGCACCTTCCTGCATGAGCAGGTATTCGTGCATTGGACGCAGCTCAACATTGGCAATGTCGACGTGACACCGTGGGCAAGGTACGACACGCAACCCGAAAGCGACGCCAAAGCCGACGCAGACACGCTCAGCGTGCAGGCAACGGCACTCCAAACACTCAAAGCATTAAACGCGGGGGTGGACATGCAGCAACTGCTTGAAAAGTTCGACATCCCCTTCGATGCCAACGCACCCATGCCCCAACAACCGCCACCCCGTCCGCCTGAAATGCCACCGCCTGAAATGCCTGAAGGTGAACCGCCAACACCTGAACCGCCCACTCAACCAACACCTGAACCGCCCGAACCCCTGCAAGCTGCCGCACCGTTGACGCTCGCCAGTGGCGATGACCCTGCTAACGCTGGTGGCTTTGTGCGGGGGCAGCTCTACGCTGATGGCGTAGCGGACGAAACGGGTAAGCGTGCCACGCCAGTCTTTGCTGACTACGTGCGCAGCGTGACTGACGCCATCGAACAAGCCAACGACTACGACGATTTGCGCAGGCGTTTGACGCTGCTGTATAGCGGTAGCGACCCGCGTGAATTTGCTGAGCTGATGGAACGGGCGCTGATTTTGGGCAACATGGCGGGCAGGCTTGCCGTCATTGAAGACGCTCCGGAAGTAGGTGGCGATGTGGGAAGCTAGCTTCGATCCGCTTGACTTTGAAGAAGCCATTGAGTTCTTCAGAGAACTTGTATGGAAACGATATTTCGCACTAACATCCAAAGCGCCTACGCTGCCGGAAGGTTGCAAGCGCAAACCAACCCCGATGTGCTGGCTGCCCGCCCCTTCTGGATGTACGACGCGTTGATTGACAGTCGCACTTCAACAGTCTGCCGCAACCTAAATGGGGCGATTCGCCCTGCCGATGATAGTTGGTGGGCAACGCGATACCCGCCCAATCACTTCAACTGCCGTGCGTCGGTGCGCTCGCTAACCGCTGCGCAAGCTGCAGCACGCGGGGGTGTTACCGAAACCCCAACCCTGCAAGAAGCTGACGACGGGTGGCGACGTATGCCGTCATTTGAACCGCCGGACTTGCGGGACTACAGCCCAGACATTCAGCAGACATTGCAAGGGAAGATTGATGGATCGACAGCTACTGCAAGCGGAGATTGACGCCAAGAAGTTGCTACTTGAAGAGTTTGATGAGAGCAGTCCTAGTGACGGTGCGTACTGGCGTGCTTGGGCGATGGCTGAAAACATTGCCAAGAAGCGTCGAAAAGCAAAGCGCCCTAAATGCCGTGCGCATGTCGAGAATTTGATTCGGGAGAACATTCAATGGCTCGAGCGTCGCCTTGTCAAACCCGCTAGCCAATGAGAGCCGTTTTAAGCCCCCTCCAAAATCATCTGAGTATTCTTATACCTTAGCGTTCCGTAACTACGGAATTTGCCCATGTCTGGTTTGTCTGGCGTGGGTCTTTCTTGGGAGGTCACATGGAGTTTTTGAACCTCAACGCCATAACCCTGAACACTGCGACGGGCCCACCTGCGGAGTTCAGGTTGTTACCCATGGGCGAACTCGCCAACGACAAACGCCAAGTAACTGTCGATGCAGACGGTCTTGCGGACGTGTTGGCGATGTTCCAAGAACGCGGTAACGAGCTATCTATCGACTATGAGCATCAGTCGATGACGGCAGGTGAGCGCAGTGGGCCAGCGCCAGCAGCGGGTTGGATTGGCGGTCTTGAAATCCGTGATGACGGACTTTGGGCAACCAATGTGACCTGGACAGAGCGTGCCACCGAACTGCTAAACGCCCGTGAATACCGCTACTTCAGCCCAAGTATCTACACCGATGAAGCCGGACGTGTCCGCATGATTGACAGTCCTGCGCTTACCAATCGACCAGCGAGCCACAAGCTCGAGCCACTGGTTGCAAGTCAAGACACCGAAAAGGAGATCCCTATGCCCACCGAAAACCAACTCGCACCCCTGCTGGTTGCTTTGAACCTCAACCAATCGGCAGATGCAGATGCCGCCGTGAGTCGCATCACCGAGCTGCGCCAAGCGCAAACCGAACTGCTCACCCTCACCAACACCCAGACCATTGACGAAGCGAAAGGAGTGCTGAACGCGTGGAAAGACAGCCATGAGAAATTGCCGACGCTGGAAGCTGAGAAGGCAACACTCGCTGCCGAGATTGACGCGGGCAAGCGTGAGGCACTCATCCAAACGGCACTCAGTAAAGGCACGTTGTCTCCGGCGCAAGCGGCTGAAGATGGCTTCGCTCGCACTATCCCACTCGAGACGCTCGAGAAATATCTCGAGACAGCGCCCAAAGTTGTGAATCTCAACAACGCCACCCCGCCAAAAAACCCCGCCCAAGTGACCCTGTCGCAAGCCGTGGACGAAGTTCGCCAAGCCAACCCCAACATGGGAATGGTTGAAGTGCTCGCCCAAGCTCGAGCGAAATATCCCCATCTCAAAGGAGAAAACGCATGAACGTATCCGGTCAGAAAATCCCCCTCACCGCAGGCGCAGCCGTTGATGAATTCCGTGCTGTAAAGATTGGCGCTGCTGACAGTACCGTCATCGAAGCCGTCGACGGCGCTGCCGCCATCGTGGGCGTGAGTGAGTTTGCCGTAGCCGCTGGCGCTGAAGTCACTGTGCAGGTGAGTGGCGTGGCACGGGTCAAAGCGGGCGGGGTTATTGCACGCGGGTCGATGGTCACTGCGGCTGCTGATGGCGTCGTTGTCGCCGCCGCCCCTGCTTCCGGCGCAAATGCCTACACCCTCGGTATCGCTTTGGCAACTGCTGCTGATGGCGATGAGATTCCCGTCTTGCTGAGTCAAGGCGTCATTCAAGGAGCGTAACCATGCCCTACACCTTTGATCCAAACGATGTACACATCCTGCAAGCACTCACGACCATTTCGCAGAGCTATCGCAACGAAGAAACCATCTGGCGTGAGGTTGCCCCCGTAGTCGATGTCGACAAGCGTAGCGACAAGTACTACGTGTTCGACGAGATGGAGATGTTTGCCAACGGGCGTGACTTGACTGCCCCCAACGCAGACGCCAACCAGATTGTGCAGAAGCTCAGCGAGAGCAACTACGCCGTCACTGACCATGC